ATCCTTTCTCATGTTTGTGATGTGCTACTTCAAAGAACGGATTCTTAAAGATGGATGGATTAAAGTCTCCTACAAACCATCCAGATTTAAAGTCATCTATATTTGCCTGTTTCACTTTTCTAACTCCTGAATACGAATCTGATGCCTACCACCATCAAATGTATGATTCGCACAAAGATAAAGATACCTATCTAAAATTTCATAATCAATTCCTCTTGATGGAATAGCAAAGAAGTTTGCACAGTTGTGGCGAACTGCCATCTCCATTGAAAAATTATCATAGATTAGAGCAGATCTAATACCTTTGTATTTGTTAGCGCAAATATTAACACCTTGTCCTGTTCGACAGAAACCAAAACCATAATCACAATCACGCTCACCAATTGATTTCACTGCCTGCGCGATATAATCACGATAATCACAATCTTTGTTTAGGATAGTGCCAAAATCAATATATTCATATCCATTATCCTCTAATACTTTTTTGAATGTTTCTTTTGCCTTAAAGCCAGAATGATCAGAACAAACGGCAATAGGTTTATCACCAATACGACGAATGACATTATCTTTGTAAAAGTGGAATTCATCTGGAGTTCCAAATATATGCATTTTATCTACAGGTTCTGTAAGAATCTTTTTACCGTCCTCGATAAGAAGATTGTAAAGAGGTGAAATGTAAAATTCATTCTTAGTTCTCAAATCGCGGTCAATCATCTCGCGAGCATACTTACAAAAATCTGATCCCCTTTTGAATCCGTAAATACCAACACAAGCATTACTACTAATTGCTTTCTTTTCTGCAGTTTCAGTCACATGCCCATCAATACCTTCAACTTTAGCGTAACTATAATTGGTGGAATTTGATTTAAATGTAAGAATAAGTCCATCCCCATTCAAATCACTCATAATATGGGGATTAAAAACGGGTTCAAACTCAATATCCAAAGTATGAATAACCAGAGGAGCATCGTTATCAATATATTCTTCAGCGTATAAACAGCTGCAAACTGATCCATCTGTAAGTTTATCAAGCACAACAATTTTTACATCATCTCCAAACTTCTTTCTGAGAAGTTCATCCATGTGAAAGTTATAAACTGTCTCATCACGAACCACAAATATAAGATTACATCCTTCATAGTCTAGACAATCTAAAGAGATATCAATTAAGTGTTTGTCTTTAATATTGATCAATTGTTTAGGAACCTTAAATCCTTCTTTAATGAAGCGGCTCCCAAGTCCTGCCATTGGGACAAGGATATTTGGTTTCATATTGAATTCCTAATGATTTCAGTCGTCTTTGAATGAGCAAATTCAATCCAATCACGGATATTTCCTTCTTTACTTAGTAATTTATATAAGAAACAAGATGCAAATGTATCACCTGCTCCCAAAACATTGACACCTTTTAACATTAACTCTTCTGGGATTTTATAGAAAAATTCTTCATCTCCATCAGAAACAACACTGCCAGATGCACTATGAAGAATCACCCACCCTTTTGTTGCATTGGTATAGTCAGAAAGTTCACTATCTATATCTTCATCGGAAATAAAAAGGTAATCAATATTATGTAAAAGTTCTTTATTAACAGATTTACCCGGACAAATATCTGCGGTAATGATTCCATCTAATGCAGGAATAAAATCATACCTTGTCATCTCATTAAGATAAATTAGATGATGAATTTTTGAATTGAAAATTTTTGCCTGGTGTTTGACTAAACTTAAATTAACTTTTGAGTATCTTTGGGCAGCAGATTTGTCAATGTAGATTAAAGCTTGTCCCACATCAATTGGTGATAAACCAATATCTAATGAGGGATCAATTTCAAGTAAAGATTGCCAAACATTTGCCATTGATCCAAGTCTTTTCTTTTCATTGTTACCATCAATAATAGTATCAATAGTCAAATGACCATAAAGAGAAATATCTTTCATTAAAATTTTTCCTTCAAATCAAGTTCGTATATTTTTTCCATCACTTCATCATATGGAACGAATGGAATTAGACCCTTTAATTCAAGTGTATCAAATAAATGCATGATAACATTTTTACCAGCTTCTGCAGATAATATATTTGATATTTCTCTTACACATCTAGGAGCATCTCTTGGGCAATATGAATATTTTATTTTTTTCATAACGCCCATATCAAAAAGATCATCCCCTACGTAAACAGTTTCCTTTGCATCACACTCATATTCTGTAAGAATATCGTCAAGGAAATTAACTTTATCTCTATGAAATCCCTCTCCCCTATTGACAACGTATGGAAGATTTCTATTCTTTAAAATAGTTGCATTATAAGGGTCACCCGTTAAAAATACTACAGGAATATCAATTGCACGAAATCTCTTAATGGCAGTCCAATCTTTATCGCAAAAATTTTTAGTTACAACATTTCCATCGCGATCATAATATTTCTTACCATCGGTCATTACACCATCAACATCGAGAATAATAAGTTTAATCATAATTTAAATCTGTTGTAAATCCACAATCACAGTTGTATAAATTTTGAACTGCTTCAGGTGATAAAATTAACATACTTATACATCCTAAACAGAATGCAATTATTATTTGATATAAATTTTCACTCATTTTTTCAAATCAATTTGTTTTTGAATCCATGTATAAGTTTTACGAATACCTTCTTCTAAAGTAAGTTTATAATCCCATCCAAGTTCTTTACGGATAAGATCATTATTTGAATTACGTCCACGAACACCTGTATGAGGTACATCTAGATGAATTTTAGTTACTTGTTTACCAGCAACTTTAGCAGTAGTATCAACTAGTTCGTTAATGCTCACCATTTCTTCAGATCCAATATTAACTGGACCCATAAAGTCAGACTGCATTAATCTGTATGTTGCTTCAACACATTCGTCAACGAGCAGGAAGGAACGAGTCTGTAAGCCATCTCCCCACACCTCGATTGCTCCACCCTGCTCCGGGAGGTAAGCGACTTTACGGCAGATTGCAGCTGGTGCTTTCTCTCTTCCTCCTTCCCAGGTTCCCTCCGGTCCAAAGATATTGTGATACCTAGCAATACGAACAGGAATACCGTGATTACGGTTATAAGATAGGTAAAGTCTTTCTGAGAAGAGTTTTTCCCAACCGTACTCTGAATCAGGGTTCGCAGGGTATGCAGATTCTTCACGGCAATCGGGGGTATCGGGATCGAGTTGATTGTATTCGGGGTAGATACAAGCAGAGGAACTATAAAAAATCTTAGTGGGTTGATCTAGTTTGGGTCGGTTACATTCTGTCCATTCCTTAACTTTGCCATCAAAAGTTTCATTTAGTTTACGAACTTCTTCAAGAACATTCAGGTTAATGACACAAGAATTGTGCATTACATAAGCATCATTATCTCCTGTAAAAATATAACCTGCACCACCCATATCAGCAGCAAACTGATAGATCTCATCAAAGGGACGAATATATTGATAGGGAACTTCTGCAAGGAAGTTACCTTGATATCCTTTGAATTGAATAACACCACGTACAAATTCTACTTCACACAGATCTCCCTCAACAAATTCGTCTGCCTCAGAAATAGAAAATTCTGGATACTTTATATCAACTCCACGCACCCAGTATCCCTCAGCGCGTAGATGTTTGACCATATGACTTCCAATGAATCCACCAGCACCAAGCACTAGTGCTGTCTTTTTATGTTCAGACATTAATAAAAAGTTTCTTTGTATATATCATACTAAAAAAGACCCCTAAAGTCAAGGGTCTTTATATGGTCATTGCAGGCTCGCCACTTGCTCTTAGGTAAAGCAAGAAACCATTAAAGGGTAATTCTTCTTACACCATCCACACCTTTAGGACAACAATCAGTGACATAGCGAGACTCATTAAGAATCTCAATTAACCTGTCAACTTTTGCTTCTAGAGCCGCAACTCCTTCCGCATCTGATCCTCCACCTTCACCCTTAGAGTGCGCTATTTCTTCAAGTGCTTTTAATCTTTTTTCAACTTCAACGTCATATTTTGACATTGCCGCTCCACTTGCAGACTTTGCTGCTGTTCCTCTTGCTGCCATTTTACTAAGAATAAACTCTGGAAATTATTTAGATTATTATGGGTCTTTGACTCCACCAGTTCTGTTACAGTCCATCCGTGACTTTATTAAATCTAATCTAGCTTTCAAGTATTCTTCAGATTCTCTTTGCCAGATACCATAACTTATATTCATTAGTGTCCACACATTCTTCCATCCATGAAACTTTTTATAAGATTGAAATCTTTCAAAAGCATCAGTAAACAAAAGACGTGCATCCGATACAGTCATCCATGGATGAACGAATGTTAAATGTACTGCATCCTTTTCAAAGTTTATGCAATCATAATACCACTCGTCCTTTTCAAGCATTAAGAGACTCGGCATACCTTGTCTTTTATATAGCAAGGCACGCCATCAGGGTCTAACCATTTGGTATATTCAAAGTCATCAATAGCTGTTAAAAGTTGCATTTGATTGTCAAGAAGATACATGTCTTTGTATCGTTTGGTCCAAGGATCTGCTTTTTGAATACGATAGTCTGGCATACCATTTTCTAGTGTGCCAGACTCAACATAACGATAAGGGAAACGCTCTAAAAGAACTTTCATTTTGTCTGTTCAGTGTTGTTTGAATTAGATCCTAGATAAACTGCAATTATTGGAGTTGCAATAATAGCAACTCTCAATAAACCTGTTGCAGCTAATATTAAAAAAAGGTGTCTTCTTTTCATCTAATATTAACTGCTTCAAGGTCAATAGCAACCTGCTCCATTAGCATATCATAGTCATCAAGGGGATCACCAGAAAAAACAACTCCGTTGTTCTCATAATAACGACGGATTTTTTTAAGGAGTTTTGGGTTTTTTACATCCAAGAAAAAATCACCATTGACAGCACCACGAAGAGTTTGAATGTCTTTCTTGAACTTAATAGTCAGTGTCATTGTTCCGTTTGTTGACGTAGTTATAATAGCAGAATGACGGAGAACCGTCAATAGGGGATGCGAGGATCGAACTCGCCTTAGGCAAATTATGAGTTTGCTGCATTCACCAGATTGCTAATC